TATTTCATACTTAAATAATAAGCTAAACCTGCAGTCATGCATGGAATAAATCTATAAGTAATATCTGCTGTGTTTGTATATGCACCTGCATCTTCTATTCTTGCAATATAATAAAACTTTAATTGATAATCAGATCCAGAAAAAGAAGATCCTGCTGTTTGATATAAATAAATACTTGGAGCCACGGTTCTTTCAACATAATATTGAGAAGGTGTTCCTTGAGATAATTTATTTGGAAGCGCAGAGTAGTCTGATCTATCTATTTTAGTTAAAGTGGTATCTACAGGTGCAGTTGCTGTCGTATTGTCTCTAACATAAGCTTCTAAAACATCATTAATATCTTGTGGAAAATTAGCGTTATCATTTGCATAATTATATTCCGCTTGTCCTAAAACAAGAGGAATCGTAGCTGATTTGACTTTCCAAAGATGCACGCCACGGTTTCCCCATTCCGAGAACAGAATGTTGAGTGAACGTCTAGCACTTTTTAATTGCTGACCTGTTCTTAGACCGCGAAGCGTAGTTCTTTCAAACGCTTCTTCAATGATGTCATCGATATTTAAATCGAATGATGTAGTACCAGAGGTAGCCATCTAACCTCCTATGCTGTTAAACCTTTACCAGAATACTTATCAGTAAATAATGTGTAAGCTGTAACTTTAGTTGATGTTTTTAAATAAATTCCTTTTGGAAATAAAATTCCATCTTCAGGAAAATTTAAAGTATAAACATCACCTGATGGGACATCACCTGTTAAAAGTGTAATTCCATCATTTGAACTTAAAGTTAATAAACCCGCACCAGTTCCATCAGATGCAATTGAAATTGCTCTTAATCTAATTGGAGGCGCAATAATTTGTTCTAAATAACTTACTGCTGTACTGTCTGCATGAGTTGTTGCTGTAGTTCCATTTACACCTCTAACACAACCTGTTAAATCGTTAGTTGAAACCGCAGTGTATTGTATAACTTCGTCTTCAATTAAAATTAAACCACCACCTGCTGGAAACCCAGTAGCAGAAGTTAAAGTGATAGTTGTATCAGTAGCAGATAGAGTTCCACCTTCATTTAAAGTTGTAGCCACAGCTGCATTAGCAGATCTTGTTGCTTGTATATCGCCTTTACTTGCCATTTTATTTTCTCCTTAATGTGGTGCTCCCGAAGGAGCACCATAAATTATTTATTAGCTATCGTCAGAAGAAGCTGAGATACCAATGAATTTTAAAACCACTGTTGTATCTGCTCCTGGATCACCGCCTAAAACAACTTCAACTTCGTCTGGAGTTGCAGTTGAAGCAGTAGTTGCTCCACCTGACATTCCTAATACGCCGTTGCAAGGAAAAAATCCTTTGAAACCAGTTGAGTTAACTGCAGCTGTGATTCCGTCTACGAAACCATCTGTATCTGCATCAGTTCCAATATCAACTAAGTTAACAGCGTTTGTTGCTGCACCAGTTACAGCAACAATCACTCCCATTGGAATGAAGTTTGCTGGAATACCGATTGCTGATTCTTTTCCTGTAGTTTGACCATTAGCAACAGTTACTGTTGCAGTGTACTGAGAAAAAGTCATTGTGTTTGTTAGGTCGCCAGTTGTAGAACTTTTAACGATTGTTTGAAAACCGTTTTCCGATCTGACTGGACCGCTAAATGTAGTGTTTGCCATATTTTTATCCTCCTAATTACATTGACATAGTCTTTAGGCCGTCGACTATACTCGTCTATGCCAATTTATTTGTATAGTGGGTAATTTATATATGAAATTATTGAAGAGTGCAAGGTATCCCTACGAAGTGAAACCACTTTTGAATAAAAGATATCCTAGTTAGCTTGCATAAAGATGATTTTCACCATCTAAAACATTTCTAGGACTCTCTTGATTCTTTAAGATAGATCGTATTACTACTTTGATCTCATCTCCAAGAACTGACATTTGAGGTGTTACATTTCCGCCATTTTCAAGAAATAACTCGTTCCATCTAGACTCGAGCTTCAGTTTCTTTGCGAATAACACCATGTTGTCTTGAGCCATCATTAACCTCCTCATAGGTTATATAGAATCCACCTGTGTACTTTAATGGATTCGGCTCCCAGTTTATATCTTTTTTTGCGATAAAGTCAATTATATATTTATGCAATTCTTTTATATCAGATATGTTTTTTTCTGTTTCTATTTCAAATTTTGTTTGAACGTGTTTGGTAACGATTTTGATTAAATATTTATATTTCATGGTAACTCCCTTTATATCAATAAAAAAGGGGGCCTGCAATAGGCCCCCTTAGTTGGTTTAGCTTAAGAATTAAGCACCTGGTGATCCGAAGATACCTCTAGGGTCAGACCAGCCGAAGCTGTATCTTTCTCTAGCTTTGTATCTAACGTTACCAGTGTCAAAGTCACCTTCCATTGAAGTTTTGATAGGTGCTCTTGTAAACATTTTTAAACCGTTAGGCACGTCTGTTTTAATGAAAAACGCATCAGTGTCAGTTAAGTAGTGGTTAACTACATAACCTTGAGGAATCATCCCCATTGAATTGATCGCGTTGATATCATTATCAGCAGTCGCAACTCTTTGAGAAGATTTCATTAATCTTTCCGCAGTGAATTGAAGTTCACTTGGGATAATTAATTTCATTCCTCTCGCAGCGATTTTAAGACCTCTCTCATCAGTGAAAGCAGCAATATCAATTAAAGACTGCTCTAAAGATGTTTCGTTTAAGTCAGCAGAAGTTTGTAACTCATTCGAAAAAGTTCCCGCTAATGTAGGGTGGTCAGTAGCTAAAAGCTCTTTACCATCTCCACCAGCATACGCAGAGTCAAATGCGTTGTTTAACACGTTAGCTGCTTTAACTTGTTTAGTGTTAGCCATAGATCTCGCTAATGCTTTAGTGTATCTAGAAGCTAATCTGTCATACAAGTTGTCCTCAATCGCTTCTTCAGTGATTGCGAACCCTAATGCAACAGTTTCGTGATTGTAACGAGAAGTGAAAGTTTCTTGCGCATCATCGTAAGAGATACCTTGTCCTTCACCTTTTACTTGAGCGTTACCAAAACCCGATAACATTACTTCCTCTTCGAAAGCTCTGTCTGACGTTTCATTGTCAAAGATTTCAGAATGCTCGTTCTCGTATCTTTTGTACTCCAGGCCAAATAGTGCATTTAAACCTGGCTCTAGTTCTTTAACTAGTTGTGATCTAGAAATAGCCATATTTATATCCTCCTATTATATGCCTGTTGCCAACGATCCAACGATGTATTGGTGTAAGTTCACCTTTACAACCACTGAACAGTAAGCTGCTGTTTGATCTGAGTTTTCTGGATCATCAGCTACTCTAACCATTCTCAATTGTTTTGCAGTTGTTGCTGCAGATGAGATGTCTAAAGTTACAGTTGATTTTCCATTATCAGTGCTACCCGCTGCTGCAGTTGTAGCATAAGTCAAACCAATTTTTGATTTTCTTAATGCTAGTGTTGCACCTAAAGTAGCGTTTGTTCCAATGATGTATTCTTGAAAAGGATCATCATTGACATATGCAGTGATATCTTCACTATTTGCTGGAGTAGTCGCTGCTGGGTAGTAGTTGCTGTAAGTTGGTTTCTTTGTAGTAGCGTCTGTGTAAAGCACACCGTTTAAAGTACCAACCATAGCAGTTCCTGCCGCTGCAGTTACAATGTAACCACCAGTTGTAGCACTGATGTCTACTTTTACTGGCTCTCCGTTGTAAATAGCATTAGTTTCACCTGCATCGATTTGGTAAGTTGACTGACCTTGGATTGCTGGAGTGTTTCCAACTCTCATTGCAGCCTTCAGACCAAACCCTTGGGTGTTGTTGTTTGCCATAGTTTGTTTCTCCTAAGTTTATTTGTTTAACTCGTTGGAGAAGAAATTGTTAAAAAATTAACTCTTCTTCGTTCCACCGAAAGTTACACGACTTTGCCTATCAGCGTTTATAGGCATACTTGGGTGCTGTTCCTTCATAAGATCGTTATTTACTGCTTCGTCTCGGTCTTGAGTTTGCTTCTTGTAGTAAGCATCTCTTTGCCTTGCGATCTCTTCTGGTATCCTTGCCAGCAATAGGCCACCAACTCCGATGACTCCTGCGTATTTACCTGTTTCTATAGTTGCATAGTTCCCATCTGGATATTCATCCGCTCTCACGAGTTCCCAACCAGATCTGAATTTGCCTGTGATGTTTTTGGTATCATCGAAACCTAACACCTCAGCTCTAATCCATCTATGCCTGAAACCATTTGGCGCAGGCGGTCCTTCTAGACTTGACGGTGGAGTCCAAACCTTTGGACGTTCGCTTTTCGTCCTAGTTTGACTCGCGCGAGAAGTTTTTATTTTATCGTCTTCCATATGCGTTAAACCTCCTTCGCGTGTTTTTGTTTTGCATAATCTTCCAGTGAAACACCTAATTTTCTAGCAATTGCTATTTCAGAAGGTGAAAGTTTCACGGTCTTTTTGCGTCCTGTTTGGGCTGGACGTTTAGCCGAAGCTACAGTTTGAGCAGGTTTTGCTCTCTCTGTAGAATTTTGTTCTCCATTAGTAACAAATTTTCCAGGAAATTCAACCCTTAATCTATTATCTAATTCAGAAAAATATTCGTCAGTTGAACCATCATAGCCTTCATTCAATAGATCTTCGTGAATTGAATAAGCAACTGCAGTCATAGCCCTATCTGGACCAAACCATTGTTTATTTTTATCAATCCAAGATTGAGTTTTTTGATCTATCGCAGGTTGTTGATAGTTAAATTGTTCGGGTTGTTTAGGATAAAAAGAATTCATATTTTCTTCTTTTTTCTCCATTTTTACTTGCTTAGATTTTAAATCAGCTAATCTACCTTCTTCAAAACCTAATCGTGCAATCTCTTTTTGAGCTTCAACCTCAGCTTTAATATCTCCTGATTCCCTAGCGGATGCTAATTTAGCCTCAGCTGCAATCATGCCTGACTTGATTCTTGTTTCAACTTCAGCAACATAATTTGTATCAAGTTTAGAAAGACGGTCATTGAGTTTATTTTTTTCTGCTAAAACACTTTGAGCGTATTCTAATGCTGCCTGTTCTCTTCTTTCAGCTTCTCTCAGTTTTCCTGTAAGTTTAGAAAGACGTTTCTTAACTTTAGAACCGTATTCCTCTATTTCTTCTTCAGAAAACTTTTTCCCCGTTTTTGGATTAATTGGCTCATCGGACTTGACCTCTTCTTCCTTAGATGATTCAGTTTGAACATCAGACTGCTCATCAGATTTCGCACTTGTGTTATCGGACTGAGTGTCGTCGTTGGGGGTTTCAGTTGTTTCATTTTCAACTCCTTCAGTTTCAGTGTTTTGATCTTCTAAGTTAATCTCCGCACCAGGGCCTGAAGTGTCTATGTCTACCATATTTTCTTGTTTTGCTTCTTCTGGCATAGTTTCTTCCTCCTATGTGTTAAATATAATGTAATACCGATTCAGGATCTTCTATGGTACCGAGAACCTCATCGTCATTTAGTATACGCACTTCACCCCCTTCAATTGGTAATCTTGACCCAGCGTATCTGGCAAAGATAACCCACTGACCTTTTTTACACCAAGGCTCTTCAAACTTTTCCTTATCCTTGTATGCAAGTGGACCCATTTTTAAAACGTATCCACAATTGGTCGCGATTCTTAATTTGTCTAATGATTCTTGTGCAATAATTAAACCACCCTTAGTTTTTTCTTTTGGTGTAAAAGGTAAAACTAAAAGTCTCCATCCTGATGGTTCAGGAAGTTTTTCAAGTAGTGATCCAATATTATCTGGATTTAAATTTTTACTTGTTTCTTCTTTTGATTCTTCTTTATATTTTTCTTCTAGTGCTAATTTATTCTTTGGGACTTCCTGAGTCGAAGTCGATGATGTTTCCGTCATTTTCTTTTTGCTCCTTTTCTTCTAGCAGGTTAGAGATTTCCTGTAAAATATATTGATAAGCTCTCGCTTGGCCTAACATATAGTTGTATTTTTCCATACTGTCAACACCTCCACTAATCATTGCATCTCCAACATTTTGAAGTTGATCGTGTAGTTTTCGTTGAAGTTTATAGGGTATTACGAGTGGATCTTTTGACATTAGCAGTTCCATTTTCTAAGACTTTTATTAATCCTAGAATCTGGATCGCGTGCAGTTTTTGCAGAAGTTAATCTTTTCTTCATACCTTTCATACGAGCGCAGAATGATTTTCTACGATTAGCAGCCTTAGAACCTTTCTTAAGTTTAGAGGGTTTAGTTGTTACAGCTGTTTGTAATTTTGAACCAGGATTTGCAGCTCTGTAAGATGCAACTCCTTTTTTATTAAGTCCACCAGAAGCAGACTTACCTTCTTTTCTTTGCCATGCTGGTGTTCTTGCCATGATTTGTATTAACTCTTTTTTGTGTTTTTTGCAAATGTTTTAACATTAGTTGGTTTAGGGCCAGTGTTGGACGCTGCACGTTTTCGTCTTACGGCAGACGCCTTCTGGGCTGCACTCATGCTTCGGGCTTTTGCAAGCGGGACACATTTCGGATATTTTCTTTTCGAGTTCTTTGATCTCCCGCATGGTTGATATTGCCCATTCTTTTTCGGAGCGCCAATATCGACCCATTTTTCTGCTACCCATTTTCTCAGCCCACCTTTAGACATTTTTATATTGTTTTCTTCTTCCTGACATAACTTTGCCACAGCCTTTAGTGTAGTTTCCTTTTGACATAGAACCACCCATTGCTTTTTTCTTACGGCCTCCTGGTTTTATTTTACCAGAACAAACAGCCGATCCATACATATTAGCGTACGCACTTGGATAGACTTTGAACTTTCTTTTTGCTGCTGCTTTTCCTTTTGCACAAAGCTTAGCCATCACTTACACTTTACTTTTTTCATTTTAGATTTTTTAACTCTACCACCTTTTTTCATAAAGCCCATTTTTGCTCTAACGGGTTGTGGTAATTTTCCTAAGGATCCTTTTTTATCTGCAGGTACAGGTTTTAATTTTCCTGGCATTATTTTTTTCCCTTCTTTTTACATTCACATTCATGATTACACATGCACGGAATGATATTGAACATTTGACATATAAACATGCAAATTTTGTTTTTTATTTTTTTAATCATTATTTCCATCCTTTTTTTGCTAGTTTAGGTTTACCTGATCTTACAAGTCCACCCATAAATTTTTCTTCTCTTTTTACTTCAACTTCTTTTTCTTCTTTGTTTTTAGATTTTTTTTCTGCTTCTTTTTTCTTTTTCTCTGCTTCTTCTTTGTATTTTTTTTCTAGTTTTTTAGCTGTGCCATAAGATGCACCACCAGAAACAGACACGCCATTACCAAGAACTCCAACCATTGGAATGATAA